GTATCTAAAATTTTTGCTCTACCAATCCATGTATTACCATCTTCTCTTAATGATGTAATCATGTGTGATACACGGTCCAGATTGATACTTGGTGATTCAGGATGACCCAGCTCACCAAATGCACGATGTTTATTAATGTATTCTTCTGTATATCGAGCAACCTCTTTTTTCATGGTGTTGTATTCATACAAACGACCATTGCGGTTTTTCTTTTCCGCAACTAAAAAAGGACCCTCGATATGCAAAGATTTTTTGCCATCGGCTTCTTCTACCAGATAACTAACTGTTTCTGTAATTTCTTTTATGAGTTTCATTTATAGTCCCATTGCACTTCTGCGTCTTAAAGATATTTTTCTTTTTCTTAACGACTGCCTTAATTTGGCTCGTCTTTTAAACTTAGACCTTCTTGATGCCATTTTACGGTTTCTACGTTCAACAGGTGACATACGAACCAACTTACCACCTCTTGTTGTATAACCTTGTACTGCTGACAACTTTTTGCGTCTTTGTATCTTCCCACCCCGAATACGGACACGAATCATTTTTGTTCGGCCCATCTTCATAATATTACCTTCTTCTAATTCATCTAAATCTACATCAAACATTTCTAAAGCCATGTCATCTTTAACATCGGTTAAAGCGTCATCTGCTAATTCATCGAGCCTTTCATCTAATATTCTTTTGGCTTCGAGTAAATCATTAGAAAAAATGGCATCAATTAATGATCTCATTATGGTGCTAAAGCGTATGGACCATAGTTAAATGCTGCTGGATCGGTCAATTGACCTCTGTCGTAATATTTGTTATTTTTATGTAACTCAATAAGTATTGTATAAGCTGCATTAGCGGTGGTACCAACAGTTGTAATTGTTACATTACCAGTAGGTCCTACAGCATTATTTGGAATTGCTGGAAACTGATACTGTGGATTAGTATCAAAAGCACCTACGCCAGCCGCCACAATTGTTGCAGAAGATGTTGTGCCTTGCCATTTTAATTGTAGGTGACCAACTTCAGCATCTACGGCCAACAAAACTCTGGAAATAGTAAATGCAGAGTTTGCTAAACCAGCAGGAGTTGTATTACCTGTTTGATAATAAGCACCATTGGCATTTAAAGCACCAAATAGTTTTAATGGTTCAATGATGACAGTTTCTCTTTCATCACCGCCCGCAGAATCAAAAATACCAATACGTTTAATAACGGTTCTTGAAGTTGTATCGACAAGTATTTGTGTACTATTTGAGGTTGCCATTTTTTTATCCTATTGAAATTCTAATGGTACTGTAGAGGACCATTTCATTGCTGTATAAGGTACGGTTACATATTTATCTAATTTATCCACATAATATAATGCCACTCGTTGACCGTCAGAAAACTGTCTAACAGATTTTCTTCTCATCATTAGAACGGCTGGAGGATCCATTTGGGTTTCTTTTTTCCCTTTGGCCTCAGACATTAATTGTTTAAGTGTTTTCAACTTCTGTTTCCTGTTGTTCTTGTTCAATTTCTTGTTGTGGTGCAATTAAACTGTGTGCAATTTCTTGTTTCTTTGCTTCAATATGATCCGCCACTCTATCGTGAATTGCCGAATACAAAGCATTACGGAACTCTACGCCGTTATCATCTTGTGCAAAATCAATAATTTGTCTTGTTGTATCTGTCATTTTTTAATCTCCATTTCAATATTTATAATATCCGTTTTAGTTTCACCAATGTATTGGTTTCTTCTTTAACACTTGATTTAGCGGCCGCTTGTTGTGCCAATTCTGCCTCATGTTCCTGGTCTAACGGATGTTGTGGTTGTGATGGTACTTGTGACATCATTTGTGCTTGTGCCACATCATTGGTCACACCAACTGGTAATCCAAGGCCTGCTTCTTTTTCTTCGTCCATCTCAATTTGCATCTCTTTAATATCATCATCATTTAGACGTAGAACATTTCTTTGAATCCAAGATTGTGAGAAATAACGACCAGTATATGGATCAATTGTTGCCAACAGAGCCAATCTTTCTTTCATTAATTCAGCATCTTTGAGTTCAGTAAAGTTATTATCTTTAATAAAATCATAGTGAATGTTGGTTCTAAAATCTTCCCATTCTTGGTTTGTACAAATACCTTTTAACACACATTGTACTCGTAATGCTTGGTCAAATAAATCAGAGAAACGATTACGTAAACGGTCTACAAATTTAGCAAACTTTAATTCGTCACGGGTAATCTCATTGGTACGACCAAGAGAAAAACCAGATGTTTCTGGATTCAAACGAGATACAGGAACGTTTAGTGCCTTGTATAGTTTCTTTTCAAAGTATTTGACATCTTCTAACTCACCTAGATTTTGACCACCAGGTAATGTAGTAATTTCTGTACCTTTTCCACCTTCACGGCGTGGTAACCAGAAATCTTCCATCATAGATAAGAATTTACGGTCATCACGGACTTCACCTGTGTTGGCATCGTATACAAGTTTGTTCTTGTATTTTACCATAATGTCACGGAGGTATTGTTCTGCCTTTAACTTAGGTAAATTGCCTACGTCAATATAGAAAATACGGCGCTCAGGTGCTCGTGAGATACGATAGATAACTGTTGCATCTTCAATCATACGTAACTGATTGAGTGGCTTAATGGCTTTGTGTAGGTACGATAGAACTACTGCACGGCGAGAATCCATTAAACCAGAAACCACGGAGATAATAGAATCAGTAGTAATACGAACTCCAACAGGACCAAAATTAGAAGAAGTACCAGTATTAACTTTGTCGTTATAAAGATAATACTCATTAATTACCTTCATAACTTCTACGCCAGTACGCTCATCTTTTGATTTTTTCATCTCACGAATTTTACGTAACTTACGTGGATCAACGTATCGTAATTCTTTAACACCTTCCATAGGTTTGGTTTGATCCACTATGATGTGGTAGAATAAGCGACCATCAACATAGTACCTACGGAAGATATCTTGTGCCATATTCTTATAATTTAAAAGTTTCATTACTGTTTCAAATTCAGTTTTAATGGCATTTTTAATTTTGTCTGGTTGTTTTAAATCGTCCAACACGATTTGAATAATTTTGCCGTCATCATCTTGGCAAATTGCTTCACCAACAATATCATCAATAGCCGATTCAATCTCTGGTTGCATTGCCATTTCACGGTAACGTGAGATAAGTTCTACATCATTTTTTGCTGTGCCGTCTAGGTCAACGTATGTTCCATAATAAGCGGCTGAAGTAATTGTGAGAGCGCCATCATCGTTTGACGGAGGCGTAAAAGATTGTTGCACCGTCTGGTCATCTTCGACTTTATTTCGTGCAATTGTGAAACCAAAAAGAGAGAATTTATTAGCTGCCATATTGTGTTATTCCAATTCAAAAAAACATAATGAGAGAGACCTTGGTCTCTCTCGTAAAATAAAATAAATTAACTTGTTGTATCTGTTTCCCACCATTGATATGCGAATGTTACTGCGTATTCTTCAATAGTGTCATTAGAACCCCAATCTAAATCAATGGGGGCCAGATCAAGAGGATACAAACCAACAAATTTGTAAGTTTTCAATGTGTCGCCAGTTTTTCCATATTGTGTAACTAATGCATCAACTGTGTATCCAGATGGACCAGATGCAGCACCAGTACGAACATTACCTGCATGACTATTGATGCCGTTCATCCACGATTCTAAAGCTTTACGAATTGTGAAATCTTCGTCATTAATAATCTGTAATGTCCAGTCAGTAAATGTACGATTGCCAGCAAACTTGAGTTCACGACCAAAGTAATACAACGGTACTTGGCCGATTGTTGAACCAGGTAACTGAGCAGTTTTGGCCATAAATGTGGCTTTCTGACCTGCTGCAGTACCATTTTCTGCAATCGTTGGAAAAGTGAGCGTGACTTGAAATAGATTGGGACGTGCACCGTCACCAATCAGATTCGCTCTAAATTCTGCTACGTTGAATGCCATTTGTTTTCTCCTATATCGTGGTTATTTATTAAGCTGCACCAACGACTTCAGTAAAATCAACACCAGTTCTTACTGCAACAAAGTTCAACTGGATAAAGTTGATAGAACGAGCAGGTTTGATATAGATATCACCAACAAACTGATTAGAATCAATAACTTGTGGTGTATTATTTGTTGTATCACAAACAACACGGAAGTCATAGATACCACGGCGACCTTGAATATCACGGAGGAACGGTGTTACTAATGCCACAAACTGAGCACGGGTAAATTCATCGTTAAATTCAAACAATGAATACTGAGCGGCTTGAGCAATTGTTTTTTCTAACACAATAAACAATCTACGGACATTGATACGGTCAAAAGCAGAAGGTTTAGTTTGTAATGTCTTGTCACCATACAATACTGTGCCATTTCCTGCGAATGTAGCAACAGGATTTACGCCTTGTGCATACAGAGTATCTCTGTTTGTTTTGGTTGGATTCCATGCTAGACGCACAACGTTCTTTAGATTGCCACGATTGAAACCGGCAGGTGAGAACCATGGATCACGAACATTGTCGGTGTTCACACAAAGACCGGCAATATCACCGTTCAATGGTACCCAACGATAAACGGTGTTGTATTTGTCAAACATATATTTCCAACCAGAATCAGCAACAGCATAAGATGTGGAACGAGCTAGAGCCGTGTTCCATGCTGTAATATTGGTTGTTTCATTACCAGCTTGATTAATTACGTTAGCAGAAGGTGGCGAAATAAATGCCAAAC